CAACCACTACTAAAACGTAAAGATATACAGTTAGTTAGTTTAGATTATAGCGTAGAGAGCACAATTGAAGGTGTTCAGTACTTTGAATTAGCGTCTGACGCAAAAGATTATGATGATACAGCAGCTCTCATAGGAGCTTGCGATATGGTTTTAGGGGTCAATACTACAGCTTTACATTGTAGCGCTGCTATGGGCGTTAAAACATGGTGCTTAGTACCTAAATATCACCAATGGAGATATGCTCAAGTAAGTATGCCTTGGTATAGACACATGAGACTTATTTACCAAGACGATAGAACATGGAAAGAAGTCATTGAGCAACTTAATATCTAACGAATACAGAGAAATGCAGTCTAAACTGCATGAAGACATTAATTATGGTGTAGCAAGTGTAGCTTATGCACCACTTGTAGATGTAATTATAAAAGAAAACAAGATAAGATATTTATTAGACTACGGTGCAGGTAAATGTAGGCTAAAAGATGCTCTTACAGTAGATGTAAAATACACTCCGTATGAGCCAAGTAATGAATTATGGTCATCTACCCCTGAACCAACAGAGTTCGTGGCTTGTATTGACGTTCTAGAGCATATAGAACCTGAATTACTAGATAATGTACTAAACGATTTACAACGTGTCACTATGAAATTTGGATTATTTACAATACATACTGGTCCAGCAGCTAAAACTTTACCAGATGGTCGTAATGCACATCTCATTCAAGAGCCACTATCATGGTGGGAAGACAAAATTAAACTAAGATTTAAGATAATTAAACAAGTAGCTATGACTAATGGTTGTATCTTCTTTGTTAAAAAAGGATAAACATGGCATTTACAAACTATACTAGCTTTGTATCAACAGTAGAAAGCTATCTAGCTAGAACAGACTTAACAACTGTTATCCCTGACTTTGTTCAGATGGCACAGTTAAGAATGAGTCGTGACTTAAGAACAGAAGCTATGTTAAAAGTAGCTACAACTACACCTTCTGATAATAAAGTAGCGTTTCCTAGTGACTTCTTAGAGTTAAGAGAGATGCACTTTCAAGGTAATCCACCTGTTCTATTAGAGTTTCAATCACCTGACTTGTTCTTCCGTAATGGTCAAACATCATTATCAGGTCGTTCACATTATTTTACAATGTTAGGTACAGAGTTTCAATTTGCACCTAGTCAAAATAATACTTATACAATCCAAATTTTATACTATGCTCAACCTACATTTATTTCTACTACGACATCTAGTAACTTGTATTTAGCATACTATCCAGACGCTTTACTTTACGCAACATTAGCAGAAGCAGAACCGTATTTAATGAATGACCCACGAGTTGCAACATGGTCAGCATTATACGACAGAGCAATTGCTAATATTAAGAAAAGCGATTTAGGTCAAACATACGCATACACCACATTAAACGTAACACCAAGATAAAGGAAAAATCATGGCAGAAATGAGTAATTTTTTAGAGAACGCACTTATAAATGCAACTCTACGCAACACAACATATACATCCGTAGCAACAGTATATGTATCACTATGGACTTCAGACCCTACAGATGCAGGTAGTGGTACAGAAGTATCTGGTGGTTCATACGCTAGAACAGCAGTTACATTTGGTGCACCATCTAACGGCGTTACTACAAACTCTGCTGACGTTACTTTCCCAACAGCAACAGCCTCATGGGGAACTGTAGGTTGGATTGGTATTAATGATGCCTCAACAACAGGCAACTTACTTTACCATACACCTTTAGATACATCTAAAACAATTGATACTGGTGACATCTTTAAGATTTCATCAGGTAATCTTTCAGTTACTTTAGCGTAAGGATAATTCATGGCTCTAGTAGTCAAGGATAGAGTACAGGAAACAAGTACAACTACAGGCACTGGCACGTTTACGCTTGCTGGTGCAGTATCTGGCTTCCAATCATTCTCTGCTATAGGTAACGCTAATACTACTTACTACGCTATCGTAGGTGGTGCAGAATGGGAAGTAGGTCTAGGTACTTACACATCATCAGGCACTACTTTATCTCGTGATACTGTATTAGCATCAAGTGCTGGTGGCACTACTAAAGTTACATTTAGTGCAGGTACAAAGAATGTATTTGTAACTTATCCTGCTGGTAAATCTTCTTATCAAGATGATACAAACACAGATACTATGCCACAGTTTGCAGCATCTAACGGTCTTAATGTTAATAACGGAACTATAGGAACATCTTATACATTCCCTACAGGATATAACTCTGTAGAAGCTGGGGATATAACTCTCTCTGGTGGTGTTACAGTTACAGTTCCTTCTACATCAAGATGGGTGATAGTATGAGTTCAATTATAAATGCAACTACCACTAATGGTGTAGTGATACAGCCAGACAATAGTGGCTCATTAGTATTACAAACTAATAGCGGAACTACAGCTCTTACTATAAGTACAGCACAAAATGCTACATTTACAGGAACAGTTACACTCCCTACTGGAACTATATATCCTTTAGTATCAGGTACATCAGTAGCATCTACTTCTGGAACAAGTATTGACTTTACTAGCATTCCTAGTTGGGCTAAAAGAATTACTGTAATGTTTAGTGGAGTATCTACTAACGGCTCAAGTATACCTATGGTTCAATTGGGTGCTGGTTCTGTAGATGCTACTAGTTACACAGCAATGGCTGCTTCAATAAATACTACTAATAACACAACTCGTGGAAATACAAATTCAACAGGTTTTACTATTTCTGGTTCAAATACAGCAGCAGCAGATGTACATAGTGGATTTATAACTTTTTCTTTATTTGGAAGCAATGTTTGGACTTGTAGTGGAAATGTGTATAACTCAAATGGACCAAATTTATCATCAATAAGTGGCGTAAAAACACTTTCAAGTACGCTAGACAGAGTACGAATTACCACAGTTAATGGCACAGACGCCTTTGATGCTGGTTCAATTAACATTCTTTATGAGTAAACTATGAGAACAGAAATTAACGTATTAACAGGTGAAATTACAGAACACGAAGATGCTCCTGTGACATGGGAAGTTCCTATAGAAATAATGCAACCTCAATCTACTAAAGAACAATTATTAGCAGAATTACAAGCATTAACAGCAAAGATTGAGGCTTTATAATGGCTAAACTAATACTTAACGGTTCTACTTCAGGTTCAGTCACACTAGACGTACCAGCAGTCGCAGGTACTACTACGCTTACTTTTCCTGCAACAACAGGTACTCCAGTTATAGCTGACTCATCTACAGGTGGTGCTTATATACCTACAGGAACGACTGCACAAAGACCATCTAGTCCTACTACTGGACAAACAAGATTTAATAGTAGTATTGGTGCTATTGAAGCATACAATGGAACTAATTGGATAGTTTCATCTATGAGTGTAGCTTATACTGCTAGTTACTTAATCGTTGCTGGTGGTGGTTCTGGCGGATACAATCCTGGCGGTGGAGGTGGTGCTGGTGGACTATTAACTTCTACATCAACATTACTTACAGGAACTACATACTCATTTACAGTTGGAGCAGGTGGTGCAGCAAATGGATTATCTGGTGGCTCTCAAGGAGCTGGTAACGTAGGCTCTAATTCTACTGGATTAGGATTAACTGCACTTGGCGGTGGAGCAGGTGGTGGCGGAGGAAGTACAGGTAGTGGTGGAAATGGTGGTTCTGGTGGTGGAGCAGCAGGTTCAGGTTCAGTAGATGCTGTTGGTACAGGTACTTCAGGACAAGGTAATAATGGCGGTACTGCTCTTGTTGTATCATCATATTGGGCAAGTGGAGGTGGAGGCGGAGCTTCTGCAGTTGGAGGTAATGCTGTAAGCACAGGAGGTGTTGGTGGTGCAGGTACTGCTTCAGCTATAACTGGTTCTTCTGTAACATACGCAGGTGGTGGTGGCGGTGGTGGTGATACTCGTGGTGCTGCTGGTGGAGCTGGTGGTTCTGGTGGAGGTGGTCGTGGAGCTGGAAATGGCACAACATCTGTAGCAGGTACAGCTAATACAGGTGGTGGCGGTGGTGGTGGTTCTTATAATAGCGCAGTTTCAGCTGCAGGTGGTTCAGGTATAGTCATATTAAGCGTACCTACTTCATCATATTCAAGTACTACAACAGGAAGTCCAACAATAACTACTTCAGGCTCAAACACTATAATCAAATTCACAGCATCAGGAAGCTACACAGCATGATTACAATATATAAAGGAACAGTATAATGCCTGTTGTCATCTCTGGAACAAATGGCATAACTAATGCTACATGGACTACTGCTGGTAGACCGTCTGCTCCTAGTACAGGACAAATAGGCTACAATACAACTTTAGCTGCATTTGAAATATATAATGGTTCAGGATGGACATCTACTAATGGCGTATGGACTACAGCAAATAGACCTGCAACTCCTCCTACAGGAACTATTGGATATAATACCTCAATCGGTCAACTAGAATTTTATAATGGAACTTCTTGGGTAGGTTCATACGTTGTACCTACATATTCAGCTTCTTATTTATTAGTTGCAGGTGGTGGTGCTGGTGGTTCTGGCACTAGTTATAGCGGAGGCGGAGGTGGTGCTGGCGGATTATTAACTGGAACATCAACATTAACTAGTGGAACTGTTTATACCATTACTGTTGGAGCTGGAGGAAGTCCTGCAGCTAATATTGGGGGAAATGGTAGCAACTCTACAGCATTAACATTAACAGCTATAGGTGGTGGTGGAGGTGGAGCTAGTGGTGCTGGAGCACTTAGAGATGGAGCATCAGGAGGCTCTGGAGGCGGAGCTGGAAATTTAGGCGGAACAGGTGCAGTAGGTGCTGGAACATCTGGACAAGGATACGCTGGTGGTCTTGGAGTAGACGGAGTTACTTATTCAACCCCTTCTGGTGGTGGTGGTGGTGCAGGTGCTGTAGGAGGTGTTGCTCAATCATCAAATCCTAATTCAAATGGTGGTGTAGGTGGAGTTGGCATACAATCATCTATTACTGGTACTGCTACATATTATGCTGGTGGCGGTGGTGGTGGAACTGACGGTGCTGCTGGTGGTTCAGCTACAGGTGGTGGAGGAGCTGGAGGTCTTGGAGGTGGAGGAACTGGTGGTAAATTTTCTACTATAGCTGCTACAGCTGGAACTGCTAACACAGGTGGTGGAGGTGGAGGTGCAGGATTTTCAAGTAATGCTGGTAAATCTGGCGGTTCAGGTGTAGTTATTCTTTCCATACCAACTTCAAGCTATTCAAGTACAACTACTGGTAGTCCTACAGTCACAACTTCAGGTTCTAATACAATTTTAACATTTACAGCCTCTGGCTCATATACAGCATAAGGAAAAACTATGTCACATTTTGCAAAAGTAACAGACGGTAAAGTAACACAAGTAATAGTAGCAGAAAAAGAATTTTTTGATACATTTATAGACTCAAGTCCTGGTACTTGGTTACAAACATCATACAACACACATGGTAATCAACATCCAGAAGGTAGACCTTTAAGAGGTAATTACGCTGGTATTGGTTACAATTATGATGCTACTAATGACGTATTCTACGCACCACAACCATTTCCATCATGGATACTAAACAATACAACATGGTTATGGGAAGCACCTGTAGCAATGCCTACAGATGGTAAAATATATAAATGGAATGAGTCCATTACTAACTGGGAAGAAGTAACACTTTAAGGAGCAATAAATGTTTGGCATAAGTGCATTTTCCCAAAGCCCATTTAGTGCACTAGCAGGCGGACAAACACTACTAGCTTCAGCTAGTGTAAATGCAACAGCTACGGTTACAGCATTAGGTTACAGAATATTATCATTTAGTGGTGCTGTTACAGGAAATGCAACAGTTACTGCTAACGGAGTTAGATTACAATTTGGTAATGCAGTTGTAAACTGCACAGGCACAGTATCAGCAAGTTCTACTAGAACACGCACAGGTGTTGCAAGTATTTCATGTAGTGCAATATTAACTGTAGATGGATTTTCATTTATCTATGCTACAGCAAATATAAATGCTACTGCCACAGTAAGTGCTAATGCAAATACGACATTATTTGGTCGTGGTGTAATTACAGCCAATGCCACTGTTACTGCAAATGGTAATAGAGTGCAACAAAGTAGTGGTGCAATTACAGGATTTGCAAATGTTACTGTAAATGCAAATAGCATATATTCTGCACGTGGCATTATTAACGCTACTGCTACAGTTACAGCACAAGCACAAAGAACAAGAACAAATGCAGCAAGCATTACAGCAATAGGTACAGTTACTGCTAACGCTAACAGAATATTGCTTGATAGTGCATCTATCACAGGAATTGCAACAGTCACAGCATTAGGTGGTTATGTAGTATCAGGTTTTGCACAAGTAAATGGGTTTGCTATAGTTACAGTAAGTCCTAACGCTATATTAGCAGGATTTGCTTATGTAGAAGGTGTAGGAACAGTTACTGCTAAAGGTACAATACAAGGCGAAGGATGGATACCTGTTACACCAGGTGCAGAAACATGGAATACAGTTACAGCAGGCACAGAAACATGGTCTGCAATATCACCTTCTACAGATACATGGACAACAATTACAGCAGGAACAGAAACTTGGACTGACATTTCTCCAAGTACAGATATATGGTTAAGACAAGGATAAAAGATGGCAAAAACCAAAATTTCAGAATTTAGTTCAACAGCAGCAGACAATACAGATATTAGTAATATCAATATTGCTGAAGGTTGTTCACCAGCTAACGTCAATAATGCTATTCGTAGCTTAATGTCAATATTAAAGAGCTTTGAAGACGGTTCTAGTGGAGACAATGTAAGTGTAGGTGGAAACTTATCCGTTACTGGAACGTCTACTCTTACTGGTAATGTTACTGCTCCTACACAAACATCTACAGACAATTCTACTAAAGTTGCTACAACTGCTTTTGTACAAACTAAAGTAGGTACATTAGGTACAATGGCATCACAAAATTCTACTGCTGTTGCAATTACAGGCGGTACAGTTGATGGAACAACATTAGGTGCTACTACTGCATCTTCAGGTGCATTTACAACATTATCATCTACTAGTAGTACAACATTTAAAGCATTAGTAACAGCAGGCGAAACAACTACTGTATCTGCTACTGCAGCAACAGGTACTATTAATTATGATGTATTAACACAAGGTGTTTTATATTATACATCTAATGCTTCAGCAAATTGGACTCTTAACGTAAGAGGTAACAGTGGAACTTCATTAAATACTCTTATGGCTGTAGGTGAAACTCGTACTATTACATTTTTAGTTCCTCAAGGTACTACAGCTTACTATCAATCATCTTTTACTATTGATGGAAGCTCTGTTACTCCTAAATGGCAATTAGGTGTTTCACCTAGCTCAGGTAATGCAAGTAGTATTGATGTTTATGTATTTAGTATTCTTAAAACAGCAAGTGCTACATACACAGTATTAGCATCACAAACTAAATTTGCATAAGGATTATAATGCCTTTAAATATTTCAACAGGTACTGCATCTGCAAAAGGCTTTGGATTTACTGGCAATAACCTTATTAGAATACCTGCATCTGGTTCAATTACACAAAGTTTTAATTTAGCATATCAATATGGTAATCCTACAATATTATCATGGACTCGTAGTGGAGATACTTTTAGCTATAATATTTCTTCTGCAACAACATATTGCGGTTCTACATATAGCACAAGTAGCACAGCATCTATAACAAAAGTATTATCTGGTGGTGTATTAGTAGAAACAGTTTCATTTACATTTAATCACCCTAAAGATTGTTGTGCTGGTAATCAAAACTATATTTATGAAAGCTATACTTTAACAATGAGTACATCAAATACAGCAGTATTAACAGCCACTTCATCTGCTGGTACACAAACAGGTTGCTAATATGATTACTACTAAATATCAATTAGAAACAGATAAATTTTTATTTAAAGCTGATTATGATGATGAATTAAACATCATTTATAACCACTATGAAGATAAAGAAACAAAAGAAAAGTTTGTTACAAATAATATAGGTGAATTTAATGGTCGTGTTAAGTTTGACAAAAATACAATTGATACTTATGTATCTCAAGCCATAGGTGCAGCATTTCCAATATTAGTAGAACCCATTGGATTTGTATTTACATATGATGATTTAGAAGCAAGAAAACAATATATTGGTGAAGAAAAGTTTAATCAAATTGTTGTTCAATATCCAAGACTTATTAAAAGAATAAATCAATTAGGATTGCATACTCAAATTATCTATAGAGTTGAAACTTTGCATAATTTTGATACAGGCGAACAAACAAGTAAAGTTATATTTGATAATACTGAAGATAATTGGTGGTCATCACAAGATACTCCATCATATTTAACATCTGAAGTATTTACACCAGAAGAACAAGAAAAATTTGACCAAACCTTATCTGGTTTAGTATATTTAAACCCAATAGAACGATATATATGGAATGTTATTAAAATGATTCCTAAAATTGATTAAGTGAGATATGACAACACAACGCATACAATTTAAAGACTGGTTACCTGACCAACCTAGTATTTTAGATACAGTATCTGAAGCTAATAACGTCATTCCTTTAGCTGTAGGATATGGTCCATTTAAATCAGCAGTAAACTATTCAGGT